GGCATTATTGCTTATTCATCAGAAGCTGCATCTGCTGTTTACAAAAACACAGGTTACTTTGCACAAAACTACATTGGAAACCCAGCGCAGTACCAGGCACTATTAGGTGCTGTTGATACAACTGGCCGCCCAATTTACAACGCAATTCAACCAATGAACGCAGCAGGCCAGGTTGCACCTTCATCAATTCGCGGCAACGTGCTAGGACTTGATCTATATGTAGATAAGAACTTTACACAAACTGCGTTTGATGATAACTCAGCTGTAATCCTTGCACCAGAAGCATTTACTGTTTATCGCAGCCCACAGGCTTACATGTCTGTAAACGTAGTAAGCAACCTACAAGTACAGGTCGCTATTTATGGTTTCATGGCAACTATTGCAAAAATGCCTAACGGTATTATTAAGTTTGCAAAGCTACCCTAAACAATAACCCTAATAGTCGGTAGGGCATTAGCCCTTTGCCCTACCGACCCCTACTAAGTAAGGAGTACCGATGCCAGCTAGTTACGTTACCGTAGCCGAGCTACGTGCCAATTTAGGTATCGGTACTCTTTATTCAGATAGTACGGTCGAGGAGTGTTGCCAAGCTGCTCAGGATCAAATCAACAGTTTCCTTTGGTTTGATTCTGCGCCAGTCGTGGGGACTGCATTAGTAAGCAACGTTGCGACCGTAATGATCGCCAACCCCGGCATATTTACTGCCACAGAGTCGGTAACTATTGCCGGGGCTGGATCAACCTTTAACGGCACTTACACAATTACAGGCACTATTCCATTTTCAACAGGCACGGGAAATATCTTGCCTGCGTTTAATCTGCAGCTTAATTATTTCCAATACCCACAGGGTTATAGCTTTATTCAATATGCCAAGGTTGCAGCAAATCAAAATTTTCGCCGTGTATTGCCTTATGGCACAGCTACAGGCGAGGATACAAAGACAGCCACATACGTAAATACAGCAAGCGTTCGCCAAGCTGCAATGATCTTGGCCGTTGATATTTGGCAGGCTCGCCAGGTATCCCAGACTGGCGGCGTAGGACTCGATGGTTTTAGCCCTAGCCCGTACCGCATGGGTAACAGCATGATCGGCAAAATTCGCGGATTGCTCAGCCCTTATATAAATCCGAATAGCATGGTGGGATAAATGCCTACGGCGGCTATTACAACCCTGCGTAGCACCATCGCAACGGCTTTAACCAATAACGGCGTATGGTCGGTATTCGCATACCCACCCGCAACCATCCTGGCTAACAGCTGCGTGGTAATCCCAGCCGATCCATATCTCACACCCAGCAATAACAGCCAGATAACTATTTCACCGCTGGCTAATTTTAAGATTTTGCTAACCGTGCCAATGTTTGACAACCAGGGAAACCTGCAGGGCATTGAGGATTTTATCGTTGCAGCTTATACAAAACTAGCTGCATCTAACCTTGTATTTAATATAACTAGCGTTAGCGCGCCTGGCGTATTAAATGCAGATAGCGGCGATCTATTAACAGCCGAATTTAATATATCCATACTAACGAGCTGGAGTTAAACCATGAGTAACGAAACTGATCTAGCTTGGCTTATTAAAGTAGGCCAAGTAAAAGAAAACGCAGCACCATCTAAAGCCACTACTAAAACAGACGAGGAATAAACAAAATGGCAATTTATTTAAATAATAAGGTTGGCGTAAAACTTGCCACAGCGGCCGCGCCAACAGTACCAAGCATTGACATCTCTAGCTTGGTATCGGCAGTAACTTTAACGCAGACATTTGACGAGCTTGAGGTCACATCGATGGGCGATCTTTCGAGGCGGTATGTGGCCGGTTTGCAAGCTGCAAATTTTTCATTGGACTTTTTCAATGACTGGGATGCATCACAAGTTATGCAGACATTAAACGCTGCAGCTGGTCAAACTCTTGCTGTTTCAATGATTACCGTAAAAGGTACTGTTGTATCAGCTGCTAACCCTTCATATCAATTTAGCATTTTAGTAAATAACCTAACACCTGTTGGTAACGGCGGCGTGGGCGATGAAGCGGCATCTAGCCTTTCATTTACCGTAAATTCCGTTGTAACCGTATCACCAACGGTTGCGTTCTAACCTAACTACGAAAGGGCAAAAAAATGGCAAAACTCAAAATAACAAGGGCAACAGGCGAGGTAAGTGAGCACCAGATCACGCCTGGTATTGAATATGCCTTTGAATTGTATAAAGGCAAAGGATTTCACAAGGCCTTTGCAGAGGATTCCAAACAATCCGACGTGTTCTGGTTGGCTTGGGAGTGTCTAAAGCGAGCAGCTGTAACAGTCCCATTATTCGGCGCAGAGTTCGTAGAGATGCTTGCCAAGGTCGAAGTATTAGACGATGACCCGGAAGCATAGGGCGTGACTCGTTTACTTACCTGGTCGCAAGGATCAGTTTAGAAACGGGTATCGCGCCTAATGATTTACTAGAACTAGATAGCAGGATGTTTAAGGCTTTAATACAAGCGATGAAAGATCGAAATAAGGAGATTAGAAATGCCAGTAACAGTAAAAGGCGGCATTGATCTCCGTAAAGCCCTAAAAAAGTTTACGCCTGATCTAGCTAAAGAAACACAGAAAGAAATGGCTGGATTATTAAAACCAATTACAGCTAAGGCTCGCGGCTTTATCCCATCTAATGCACCGCTATCTGGGTGGGGTAAAGCATCGCCTAATGCTAGATGGTATTGGGATGGACGAGCCGCTAAAAAAGGCGTAGGTTATAAAACTACACCTAGCAAGGTAAATCGATCAGGGTTTAGATCTTTAGCGCGTATTCAAAATGCATCGCGGTCTGGTGCAATATATGAAACTGCTGGGCGTAAGAATCCGGGCGGAAATTTTAGTCCACGTTTACCAGGCAATTTAGTAGGTAAAGGTAAGATGGCTGGCCGCGCAATCTTTCGCGCATGGTCAGAAGATAACGGCAAAACTAACGCAGCTGTTATCAAGGCCATTGAATCGGCTAGGGATAAGTTTAACGCGGCTGTGGGGTACAACTAATGGCCGTTGATCCATCCGTAAGAATAGATATAGCCGCCGAATTTACAGGTAAAAAAGCCTTTGATAAAGCTGATAAATCTACGGTTAATTTAAATAAAAGTGTTAAAAAATTAGCTAAAGGATTTCTAGGCGTATTCGCCATACAGAAATTAGTGTCATACAGCAAGGCCAGCGTTAAAGCATTTGCCGAGGATGATGCCGCAGCTAAGAGTTTAGGCGTAACACTAAAAAACCTTGGCCTTGCCTATGGTGCAAATGTTGGCACAGTTAATGGTTTTATAAATCGACTTGAAGCCCAGACTGGCATACTCGATGATGAACTACGCCCAGCCATGGACAGGCTACTCAGGGCTACAGGTGACGTAGCAAAATCTCAGGAACTATTAAACCTATCTTTAGATATTGCAGCTGGTACCGGTAAAAGCGTTACTCAGGTATCACAAAGTTTACAGAAGGCCTACCTAGGACAGACTGCGGCTATTGGCCGTTTGGGCGTAGGCATATCTAAGGCCGAACTAGCTACAGGTAATTTTGAGGATATACAGAAAAAACTAAATTTATTATTTGCTGGTCAAGCTACTACTGCTGCCAACAGTTACCAAGGATCGTTAGATAAATTAACAGTTGCCTCTAACAATGCTAAAGAAACTATCGGAAAAGGTTTAGTAGATGCTTTAGCAATTCTAAGTAATTCCAGCACCGTAGATCCAACGGTATCAGCCATTGAAAAAATTTCTGATGCGATGGCAGGCGGTGTTAAAGAAACTGCTAAATTTATAAAAGTAGTACAAACTTTATTTAGTGATTTAAGTTTTTTTAGTAATAAAAACACAGTAGCTGAAGCATTAAGAATTAAAATGGGTACTGGCTTTACCACACCTATGACTATTTCTAGCCAGGATACTCAACGGGCAGACAAACTAGCGGCAGATGCTGCTAAAAAAGCCGCTGCGGCTAAGATTGCAGCAGAAAAAGCGGCCGCCAATGCAAAAATTAGAGCCGACAAATTAGCAGCTGCCAATAAAGCAAAACTAGATAAAGCTGCTGCCGTATTCGATCTACAAAAAATTCAAATAGCGGCTGCGCTAAAGGGCAAGATAACTGAAGAAGAAAAAGTACGCCTACTACTTATGCAGGCTATCGAGGATGAAAACGCAGATAAGGCCGAGGCATTAGCTAAAAAATTAGAGCAAATTCAGG